CAGCGTTGGTGATCGGATTTGTCGAGTATATGACAAAGAAAGTACGCAACCAAGATGATGACGATGATTGGGGTGGGCATTGTCAGTATTAATCCCGATTGAGCAAATATTAGAGGCGGCGGAAAGGGCAAATGTTCTTTCCCTGCCATATCCGATAAGCACCAACCGATACTGGAAAACATTTCGGAATCGGCAAGTATTAAGCAAGGAGGCGAAAGCATACAAGCTTTGCGTTTCTCACGCGGCAGAAAGAGCCGGTTTTAGGCCGTCTGAAAAAGATGTAATCCTGTTTGTCAGCCTAGTGCCGAAGATGAACAAGGACGGCACGGCAAGCAAGGTAATACTAGACCTTGATAACTGCCTAAAAGTCGCTGTCGATGCCTTGCAAGGGGTTGTCTATCACAACGACAACCAAGTCAAATTTATTTTATCAACATATTCGAGCGAGCCAAGAGAGGACGGTGGGCTTGATATTGGGATTGCGGAGATTTGAGAGGAAGCGTAAGTGAGCGCAATCAGAAAAGCGGCAAAAGGGGAAGATTGCACACTCAATATTGCAGGGGTGTGCAATTACAACCCTGAAACAGTGGTTTTGTGCCATTTCCCAAGTGAAACGCACGGCATGGGGCTGAAGAGTAACGATTTATCGGCAGGCTTTGGGTGTAGTGCTTGTCATGACGTGATAGACGGCCGGTCGCATATCAAGTTGAGCAAGGAAGATAAAGAGTTTTATATGCGCCGGTCGCAGTTCAGAACGCTTTTAAAGCTGATAGACAAGGGAATCGTTAAATGCAAAGCGTAGCGTATAGGCTGACCAAAGACAACAAGCGGCCGCTGATGACGACCATCTACAACAATCTAGGCGCGTGGTTAGAGGCTAATGCAGAGCTTGAAGTATGTATTAGGCCGTACAACTCAAAACGGAGCGTCGAGCAAAACCGCCGTCTTTGGAAAATCTACGGCGAATTGTCAGATAAAGCGTGGGTAAATGGCAGGCGATACAGCGCGGAAACGTGGCACGAGTATTGCAAAGGAATGTTTCTAGGTTATGAGTTAAAGGCCATGCCGGATGGTACGGAGATTAAAACGCCAATCAGCACGACGACGCTAAACACGGCAGAGATGACAGACTATCAAAACCGCTTGCAATCGTGGGCGGCTGGGGAATTTGGGATAATTTGGGAGTTTTAAATGCTGGTACAGTGCAATGAGGAAACGGGCAGGCGGTGCGGGGAATCGCATGGGCGGTCTAAGCTGACGGACAAAGAGGTTGAGATAATCAGGCGGCTTAACGAACAGGGTGTCAATTATCATATTTTGGCGCGGAGTTTTGATTGTTCGCCCGAAACGATTGGGCGCATCTGCCGCTGTGAAATTCGCAATGTGATTAAAGTAAAGTGGAAAAAATTAAATGCTGACTGAACAACAAAAACGATTCGTCGAAGAATATTTGATTGATATGAACGGGGCGCGGGCGGCACGGGCGGCGGGTTATTCGGAATCGGCGGCGCGTGAAACCGCATCGCGCTTGCTTAAAAAGCCGGAGGTTGCCCAAGCTGTCCGAGAGGCGCGCGAAAAACTCTCGGAGCGTACGGAAATTACACAAGACTGGGTATTGCAACGCTGGGCGGCTATCGCCGATGTGGATAAGCGGGAGTTTTTTGATGATGCCGGCCGCCTGCGTCCTGTGAGTGAGTGGACGCGCGAAATGGCATTGGCGGTAGATGGTCTTGATGTAACGGAAACAGAGGGCGAAATCGCCGTCAAGGTATCGAAACTAAAACTGTCGAGCAGCAAAGCCGCGCTGGATAGTATCGCCCGTCATTTGGGTATGTTTAAGGATAAGGTCGAGCTGTCAGTCGATGAGACGCTGGCGGATCGTATAGCACGGGCAAAGGCGCGTTTGAAATGACAGACTTGAACAGCCAAATCATCGAAGCCGCCGTTGCGTATCAGCATGACCCTTTGTCCTGGGCGATGTTTGCCTATGACTGGGATAACGGCGAATTGGAGGGGTATAAATCTCCGCGCGTGTGGCAGGCGAAAATCATGGAAGATGTGAAAAACCATCTCTCCAATCCTGAAACGCGCCATATGCCGTTGATGATCGCGGTTGCGAGCGGCCACGGTATCGGCAAATCAGCGGAAATTGGGATGCTGATTAATTGGGCGTTATCAACGTGCGAAGACAGTAAGGTCGTCATCACGAGTAATACGGAGACGCAGTTGCGCACCAAAACCGCGCCTGAGGTTGGGAAATGGCAACGGTTGAGCATAACGGCGGATTGGTTTAACGATGCGGTGATGAGCATCACGGCAAAAGACCGTCTGAATACCAAAACTTGGCGTGCTGACTTTGTGCCGTGGTCGGAGCATAATACGGAGGCGTTCGCCGGTCTGCACAATAAGGGTAAGCGCATTATGCTGGTGTTTGACGAGGCGTCGGCGATTGCGGATAAGGTTTGGGAGGTGGCCGAAGGCGCGCTGACCGACGAAGACACGGAAATTATTTGGCTTGCATTCGGAAACCCGACGCGAAATATCGGGCGATTCCGCGAATGCTTCCGCCGGTATAAGCATCGGTGGATAACCTATCAGATTGACAGTCGCACGGTCGAGGGTACGAACAAGGCGCAGATGCAAAAATGGGCGGAGGACTACGGCGAAGAGTCGGACTTTTTCAAAATCCGCGTGCGCGGTATGTTTCCCTCTATGTCTGCCCGTCAGTTTATCTCGGAGGCGGATGTATCGGCAGGGTATGGCAAACATATACCTAAATCACAATATGAGTTTGCCCCGAAAATCATCACGGTTGACCCGGCATGGGAGGGGGATGATGAATTTGTGATCGCGATGCGGCAAGGTTTGGTCTTTAAAATCCTTGAGACGTTCCCGAAAAACGATAATGACCTGATTGCCGCGCAAAAAATCGCACGGTATGAGGATGAGTATAAGGCGGACGCGGTATTTATCGACGCGGGATTTGGTACCGGCATTAAATCAGCCGGGCAGGGATTGGGGCGTGATTGGAAATTGGTGTGGTTTGCCGGTAAGTCTAATGACGTGGGCTGCTACAACAAGCGCGCGGAAATGTGGAAAGCGGCGCGTGATTGGCTGAAGAGTGGCGGGTCTATACCGGACGATCCGATGTTGCGCGATGAATTGCAAGCACCCGAACTTGTTCCGCGTGTTGATGGGAAAATACAGATTGAATCCAAAAAAGAAATGAAGTCGCGCGGGGTGCCAAGCCCGAACCGCGCCGATGCGTTGGTTATCTCGTTTGCGTATCCTGTCATGAAAAAGGAATTGATTGGGCGTGATGGCGGGGCGCAGGTTCGTAAGGATTATGACCCGATTTGATTTAAAAGAAAATCCCGATGTTAACGATTAATAACATCGGGATTGTTTTACTGTACTGCCTCTGATAAAGCCTTGTGTCGTGCTTTGCAGTCATTGTACAAGTGGACTACCTGTAACGACCACGGCAATATCTCTGCGCCGGTATTGCCTGATAGTTTTGGCAGATTTGGGCATGGCTGCACCAAATCGGCAGGCGGTTTAATCGCCGTCGGCAATGGCGGCGTTGATGACTGACACGCCGTCAGAATCAAGGCAGACGTTGCGATAAACAGGGCGTTCAACGATTTTTTGCACTTCAACATATCTAATCCTTTCTTTTTCTTCGCGTTCTGCTTTTTGGTCTTGGTACTTCTCGGACTGTACCCGTTGCTCTTGGGCTTTCTTTATGGCTTCTTCTTTCAGGTGGTTTGATATTTCCAATGTCATATCGTCGCGCCCTTTTTGGTAGGCTTTTTTAACGCTTGCGTCCCACCAAAAAACAAGACCGATGATGGCGATAATTACAGCGAGATACCGCCAGTATTTTTTAAGTAATATCAGTATCATAACGTTTTAACATCTCCGTATAGTTTGATAGTTCTTGTTCGGCTTGCTCAAAAGCCGCAAGGTCTGCGTTTTCGCTTGCCTCTCGGCTTTTGGCTTGCCACTCTTTAATCATGCGCTCGCAAAACTCTTTAGGTGTCATTGCGCCGCCATGCAGTTGTTGTAACGTTTTTCGGTGCGCGTCCATACGCCTTTGCAACCGCGTGGACCCCAGTTGCTGGGTCGGCTACAATCGCGCCCAGCGGCGAAGCGGTAACGCAACAGGGCGCGGCAGGCTGCTACATGGTTGCCCTTGAGTAACTCGCGGCGCATGGATGATGTGTAAAATTTTTGCGCGCCGAAGTTGTAAAAGAAGTCGATATAAACGTCAAATTCGCCTTGAGATAACTCAACGCCGGGCAACATGGCTTTCATTTTCGCTTCGTCTTTTCCGACGTGGGCGCGTAGCATCTTATCGGCTCGCTCACGACTGACGGGCGGATCGGAGATTTTGACCTTGCTGCCGTCCTCGTAAACGGTGCTGCCATGCCCGACCGTCGCAACCTTGCCGATGTCGTGGTAAGGCTTGGCGCGGTATCCCTCCTCTGCCTTGATGCCAAAGATGGCAATGACAGACGCGCTAAGGATGGCGATGGGTACTTTGTGATTAATCTTCATAACAGTTTCCTTTCTTGATTTTCTCTTTTCGCATTTCGTGCAATTCTTCGGCGCGCCTGTTTTCCTTTATTTTGTAGTACCAGTTCACAAAAAAACCGCCGACCGCGACGGATACACCTATAATCGTTATCCAATCAATGCCACTGATTAAGCCAATAACCCCTGCGCTTGCTCCGCTGTATGTGGCATTACTGGCATAACTGGATGCTTGTGAGGCTGCTTGCATAGACGTTTCTAATTTGTTCATTTTGTGCTTTCTCTAAATGCCGCCCGTCATTTTCAGCTTTTCTTGGATGGCTTTGATTTGTTCGGACATGTCGGCAAACTCTTTTTTGATGTCGCTGAGCGTCTTATTGAACTCTTCGACTGTTCCGTTAAATGCGCCGACCTGCTTCTCATACCCGCGCACATCTTGCTGGAATTGCTCCACCTGCTGCGGGTAGTCGTTGTTGACTATCCGCGTGCCGTCTGCGCTCCATGAAAGCCCTGATTTCGGCTCGGGATTCGGGATGGCTAGGTTGATTTTCTTGTCAGATGTAATGGGTTGGTGCAATGTTCGACGCAATCGGTCTAATAGTTGCAGTGTCAAGATAAGTTGTCGGTCAAGACTGGCGTTTAATACCTGCGGATAAAAACCGCCCTGATTTGTAAACGTGGTAGGTTGCGTATAAATCCACCCGCTCACAATAATCATTCTTCGACCTTCGGGAAGCGGGTCAATAAGTGTGATATACCCGCCCGGATTGGTGTCTTGATTGGCGTTTCGAGATACGGTGTACTCTTCGCCAAATGCAAGCTTTACCTCGTCCGTTCCTGCTTTGTTCGACGTATAGACGGCAACGTCGGCAGGGTTGAAAATCTTGAAGCTAAAGGGGTATGTTCGCTCTCCACCGTCGCCGATGAAAAAGCCCGTCTTGACGCTTTGAGAATGGATTGCCATAAAAAAAGCCTCTTTGGGAAATACCTAATGATATTTCTCAAAGAGGCTGTTATATGCAGGACTGATTAATTACCTTGATACCCAAACAGTAACGCGGCGGGATTGTCGGTCTCGTCATCTTGCAAGGCTTGTGCGCCCTTGATGGTTCGGTTGATTTGCGCGGACGGCAGTCCGAAAGCGTCGCCCAACAGATTGACGCTCGCTCTGACAAACGCGCTGTCAAATTCGCCCTGTGCTGCCTGTTGCGCGAACTTGTATGTATCATCAATCGGGCGTAAGCCTGACGGTCCTGCATAGCCATAGAATCGGTCGCCCGTCATGATGTTAGCTAGTTGCGCCATCTCTCGCCCGCCGACGAATAAGCCGAGCAGGAAGCTGATTTGCTCTTTCGCCAGTTTCTTTGCCAAGTCCTCGTCGTCGTCGCCCGGTATCAGTGCGGATTTCATCAGGGCGGTAAGCGCGGTCGGCACGACATAAATCATCATCAAATTCGCCGCCAATTTGGCTTTGCTTTTTTGCGTTTTCGCTTCGACGAATCCTTGATTTAAGGCGGTGTTCATGTAGGCGTAAAACACGGTAAACAGTTTCTGCGTGTTGCTTCCGCGTTCAAATTCCGAAAGGTCTTTGATTTGCCCGCCGCCTTGCGTGTCTAGGACGGTTTGGTCGGCAAGCTTGATGGCGGTGTCCAGGTCTTTGCCGCTATCCATCGCCTTTGCAAGCGCACCATGCCAAATGGCGGTATCGACGACCTGCTGCATTTTCATCATCAGCCAGTACGAATACTTATTCAGGAATTTACGGATTTTGCCCGCGCCGTTGATGGTCGCCGCTACTTCACGGATTTCCCGCAATCGGGTATTGCCACGGTTGCGCATAAACTCAGACTGTTCCATCGCCGATTGCGTCGCCTTGATGGGGTGGGTGGTGTATTGTGACAAACCTGCCCACGCATATTTCCCACCAAGACGGGTAACGGCAGGGATGAAGCCTGTAAGCTGGACGGCTGCCGATACGACGTTGAAACCAAGCCCGGTCATGCTGACGTTTTGGCGGAGCAATCCTGAAAACTTATCGAAACCTTTTACCGGGGCAGTGTTTCCGCGGGCAATATCTTCAAGGGCTTTGTTCAGTTGCTGCTTCGCCTGTGCGCCCAGTGTTTCGCGGATTGCCTTGTCAATACTGCTTGATTTCAACAGACGTGCCGCGTCGATGACGGCTTCGCGGTGCGTAAGGTCATGGATGATTTCGTTCAGTCCGTTGTAGGTTACTGACAAATCCAACAGCAACGGGCGGTTTTCCACGGCGGCCGCGCGGTCTTTGGTAAAGCTGTGCCGCGTGTTGGCCGCCATCTTCGCCGCGCTCTTAATGTCTTCTATGTCAGTAAGGGCGTTGCCGCTCTCTGCTGCCTGCGTGCTGGCGGAATCGTATTTGGCCGGGTAATACCCGCCGCGCAATGTCAGCATCTCGCCGTCTGCGGTACGGACGGTCAGCGGCTTGGCTTCAACCCATTGCGGCTCAATGCCGACCACTTTTCTTTCCAGTTCGGCAACTTGCGGGCGGAAACTTTCAAATAAATCCCATACCTTTTGTACGGCTTCCCATTCTGCTTTTGTCAGGTCTTGCAGTGCGCCTAGTACATGGTCTTGTTTCCAGTTGCGCACGTTGCCATGCCCGCCGCTCAAAAGGCGTTGAATGTTGCCTTTGTTACCCATGTTTAGGGCGATGGCGAACAGTTGGCGGCGGTTCAGCCTGCCCAATCCGATATAGTCTTTTCCTTTGTTCCAATACTCTTTAAAGCCAAGCTTGTCATTCAACGGCTTCAAGATTTCTTCAAGCTTTTGTGCCGTCTCCGCCGTCATGGTTGCTTCCCGGTCGGCGGCTTCGTTGATTGGGCGGATGAAGTAATTCCAAAACGCGCCGGCGTCTTTGCCGCCGTCCAATATTCGGGCGATGGATGAAATTTTGATATGCCCCCACATGAAACCGCTGAAGCCGTCTTCTACACGTTCGATGTTGTTCGCCGCCGTCGATGTGCGTTTATCGTGGTCGCGTGCATTATCGCGGATTGATTCGACAATTTTGTCGCGGATTTCCTGATAGGTGCGTTTATCGCGGGCGGTCAGCATTTTGTTTTTCAGGCGGCCTAAATGCTCAATGCCTTTCACGGTGTTCACCAGTACGCGCATTTCTTCAATGGTCATCTCCCGATAATTGCGCTTCGCCTGAATCTCGGCGATATACTCGGCGTCGATGTTGTGGGCGCGTCCTTGCTCTTCCATCTTTTTGACGAACTGGAGCAGGGAAGTGCGTTTGTCCAAGTCTTTCAGGCTTGGCGCGTTGCTCAATTCCACCGATTCCAATAAGGCTTCGATTTGCTCGCGGTACTCAATGTCAATGGATTTGACGACGCGGTTAAATTTGCCCAGGTATTTGCGCGCCGATTCCATTTCTTCACGCGCTTTCAGTACCTCACGCGCCATTGAGTTTTGCAAGAGTTGATTGCGCTTTTGCGTAGCAGCGGTCGGAATATCGCCTTTACGGAATGCTTCCATACTCGCTTTGGCGGCTTTGGCTTCCGCGCGAGTATAGACCGACGGGCGCAAATCACGGACTTTGATTTGCTCCACTTTTTCTTTTGCGTAAACAGATGCGGCTTTGCGAATCAGCGAGGCGGCGCCTGTGGCTTTTGATAACGCTTTAAATTCGGCGGCGATAACGCGCTGACGGATTTCGCTATGGGCGGCAAGGTCGGCGGCTTCTTCAAAGTCTGCTTGTGTGGGAACTTCGCCTTTTTCTGCGAGAATGTTCAGGTATGCGGTTTCTTCGATAGCTTCTTGTGGCGGCTGGGCTTCGGTCAGGGCGCGGATTAAATCTTCTCCGCCTGAGAATACCGGCTCGCCGTCCTCATTCAAAATCAGGTCTGATACAAGGTCGGGGTGCATTCCGCCGCTTTTGCGCGTCATGTCAAAATCAATCAGGCGTTCAAACGTCTGCCCGTTCACGCCCATTGCGACAAGGCTGTCATGATCGAAGCGGACGGCGGTCAGGGCGTATGGGTTGGCTACATGGTCGCCCGCCTTTTGCTCGTGCGGAACATAGGCGGAACTGTAACGCTTGGTACCACGCATTTCATCGAAGAAGCGTTCTTCAAAGTCGCGCGGGTCTGCCTTACCTGTATCATCAACGGGCAAGTATCCCTCCTCAGTCAAAGCCTCAATCATGCTGTCGATGCTACGACCGTTGGTTTTGCGCAAAACGGGGTATCCGATATGGACGGCGGGGATTTTGTCTTTCGGGTCTAATCCGAACTGGCTAATCATCTCGTCTTTGTTCACGCCGCCAAGCTTGGCAATGGCTTCAAACAGGCTGTCATGCGTCGCGTCCACCTGCTTGTTGAACTTCGGTTTGCCGTCCCCGATGCGGTTTTCTTCGGTCATGCGGGCAGTCAGAAGCTGCCATGCCCGATATACAGGCTGGCTCATGATGCTGCCGCGTGCTGCCATTTCCGCGCGCTGGAAGTCTGCTTTGTACTGTTTGCGCATCTCGCGGATTTTTCGCGCACGAAGATTGCGGATAAATGCCATGTCGCGTAACGCGCGGGCGGTCAGGTCGTCTTGCGCTTCTGCTGTTGCGCGTTCGGCGTTGTGCCGGTATTGCGCATAATCCGTGTCGTCCATGCCCGCCTGTGCCGCATCTTCAAACATCGGGGTCATGCCGTTGATGTATTGAGTTTGTTGAATCTGCTCGTCGCTGGCAAACATTCTGTCAAACACGCTGCGGACTTCATCGGTCAACTCTACGTTCAGGTTTTTCAGGGATTGATATACCTGTTTCAGCCATGAACGGAAACGGCGGAACACTCCGCGCAATTCTTCGCTTGGTGCTTTGCCTTCGTACAGGTAGGCTTCAAAACCGCGCGCCCATTTTTCGTGATTCTCGCGCTGCTCGTTCAGGCTCATTGCGTCCCATGCGGCAAGGTCTTTCACACCGAACCAATCCAAGGTCGTCTGAACGTCGGACAGGAATTGCCGTTCCTGTTCGGTCAGGTTTTCGGCAGGTTTGGCGGTCAGGTCGCGGGCGATGCGGGTATTCGTTTCAAGGAAGAAATGCCCCAGTTCGTGAACGAATGTAGAAGCGTCGGCGTTTTTCAACAGGGCAATCAGGTTATGCTCACGGCTGAACATTCCGCGGTCTGCCCCGCCTTGATACAGTATGTCTTGATTGGTGTCGGCGTTGGGGGTAAAATTGTTTAATGCATCAGGCGCTCCCACTTCCGAACGATGACGTGTAGTTTGGTCGTGCGTAGATACTTTGGAATCGTTACTCTTCCCGGTATCGCCGCCTTGATGTAATTCAAAAGCATTCATCAGCCAGCCGTTAGAACCTTTGTTTCTTACAAGGGTTGCGCGGTATCCGTTATGTTCTATGAACATACTTTCAGATTTCCCATTGCTGTAAATCCTGCTGCTGCCGCCTTTGGCGATTGTGTCGGTTATCTGCATGGTCAGCATTTCTGCTACATCTTGATAACTCATTTCATCTTTACGCATACGGCTTTCAATAATATGCGCTAAACCCATCGCTCCTTTTGTTTTGCCGTTAGCTTTTAAAACTCCCTCGCTGCCCCAAACAAAATCAATCCAGCCTGTATCACTTCGATACATTGCGCGTTTTTGGTCTGCTTTCTCAATAAGGGCTTTATTCATTGCGTCTCGCCCGCGTTGCAGATTAGCTTCAGTGCTTTTCATTGCCGATGCCGATTGATTCAATACGCCGTCTTCAATCAGGCTTTCTCCGACCACGTTTAAGCCGCCGTATGCTGCGTCAAAATCACGGATTCCCATATTCAGACGACCTGCAAGGGCTTCAACGGCACGGGCGTACAGCGTCGCATTGGCTTCAGCCTGCGCCCCATTCATGATTCCTGTGGCGGCAAGCTGTGCCTTCGCTTCTTCTTTGAACGCTTTAAATTCCGCTACGCGTCGGTCTTGTTCCGCCTGTGCCTGCTCTTCTTGATGGCGCGTCAAGTCAGCCTGATAGGCTTCGTCCATTATGGCATCAAATCCTGATTTGCGGATTTCTTCGGCTTCGGCGGCGGTCATGGAATCGGGCGTTTCCATTGCGATTTCCGCCAGTGCGTTTTGGTCTTCCTGTGTCAAACGGGCGTGAAAATCTCCGCGTGTCATTTCTACCATGCCGCCCGTTTCCGCCGCCTCTTGGATTTTTGCCGCCATATCGGGCATAGCTTGGGCAACAGCGGCCGCACGTCCCGACTGCATCAATGCGCCGCCGTCGAAGTATATTTTCTGATTGCCGGCGTAAACGTCGTTAATGTACGCCGCCTGCAATTCGGGACTGCGTGCGGTCAGTTTCGAGCTGCTAACCGCGTCGCTCTGTATATTCAGATTTTGTTTGAATGCTGCTGCTTCGCGCGCCTTTCGCTCTGCGATGTATGCTTTTGCCAGTTCTGAAGTTTGGTGCGTAATACGACCAGCCCCTGTATTGACGCCTGCGATGGCAAGACTGGATACAAAAGTCCCCCTTGCTGCGTCCCATCGGCTGTTTTCGTAGTCCTGCTGCCAGTTTTTGTTTTTCCGGGAGTCGATGGTTGCCGCTTGATTGTAGTCTTGAGCGTGTGTTGCGATTTGCTCGCCAAGTACATCAGACCCCAAATAGCGCAATGCGGCTTTGCCCATGCTGCCGCCACTGAACATTTTGGACATGGCTTTAGAAGGCAGAATTTCGGTCGCTGCCTCAATCCCCCCTTGTCCTAATCCATATGAAAATGCAGACGAACGGTCAAGCCCTGCCTGTCTCGCATTGTTGTATTCCGTCAGCCCAGTTTGCATGCCTCCATATCCCATCATGAAAACGGGATTGCCCGTTGCAACTGTACCGACCAAGCCCGGCAAGGTTGCGCCTGCGCTGTTTAATCCTGAACCAAAATCTTTTGCTAATGTTGTTCGGTAGTTTGCCTGCGCCCCCGATTGCATAACTGCACTGTCAATCATACCTTGTCTTGCTTGATTGTTCAGATAATCGCGCACAAAAGGGATTGCACCAAGCGGCGTCCAGTCTGACAGGAATTGGTTGAAGCCTGCGTTCATGCCGACAATACCGCCCGCCACGCCTTTCATTACAGTGGCGGGGGCTTGGACTGTCACGCGCGCCACGTCTCCGCCTGCATCGCCAAAGTTCCGCTGCGCCCAATTGACAAAATCTCTGTCAAGCTGCGTAGCGTATCCTTCCGTCCCCTGTTTTCTGTCTTGGGCGATTGTGCCGATTTCGTTCAGCTTTTCCAAATCGTCTTTTGACAGCAGGGGGAAATGCGGGGTATTGGACATATGCTTGAGCAATGCACTGTTGTTGCCAAGTATGCTGTTCAGTTGCGCCGCTCGTTTCCTGCGATTCATCTCTTCGGGCATAGCTTGAACAACGCCTACGGGGACGGCGAATTGTCGCGCCGTCCGTATCTGCTCTGCGGTTTCGTCGGGATTTCCGCCGTGCGCCGCGTCAAATCGGATTTTTGCCTGCCGCAATTCTTCTGCTTTTGCGGATGTATCTTGAATCAGTTTATTTAAATCAGCCATTAGAAAAACTTTCCTGCATGTTCGCCGTATGGGTTGTCTTCCATAACGGAACGTTCTTTATCGAAAAACCAGCCTTTTTCTGTGTAGGTAACGCCTGCCCAATAACGCATAAGCTGCTGTTGCTCATCTTCCGTCAATTTTCGCCCCATCTCTTTCTGCTTGTTTGCCAAGGCTTGATTGAAGTTGAACTTGATGTTGGCGGCTAACTGCTTTTCTTTTTCTGTATGCTTGCCGCGTAAATCAATATTGAAATTTTCCTTCAAAATGTGTTGGAAATATTCATTCTGTACGGTTTGCGCTTTTATTTCCGCCTCTCCTTGTTTTTGGATGGAGTCCCATTTGTTGAGCAGTGTTACGGTTGCAGGCCTCCCGAAAACAACTGATGTTGCAGCAACCTGTTCTCGGGTCATTTTCCTTAGTACATCTGGGTTTGTCATTTGCAGGTAGTTGTCGGTATTGGCTTCAAAAAGCTGTTTTTCATTACGGTTTTTGACGGCGGCTTCGTATGCTCTGAACTTTTCCCGCTCTTGGGTAGTTAATCCCGACCAAACGCTTTTGGGGATAGAATTGACACTCCCTCCGTTTTCCAGCATCCCCATGATGGCATTTGTATTTTCGGCTTTACGCTGTTTATCTGCTTCGTTATAGGCTGAAATCTGACGGTTGATGTTCGCGCGAACGCTCGCCTGCTGATTCTTTGGAAGTTGGCGGATTGCCTTTTCCATCGCCACTGGGTCGCCAGTGGGAATACTGACGTAACTTGTACCGCCTCCGCCGCCTTTACCCACTTTCATTGCCCGCGCCGCCCAGTCCAAAACCTGCTGCGCGGTCTTGCCTGATAAAACCGTTTTGTTTGCGTTGATGGATTTCGCCGAAATGAAAGACGATACGGGTTGATTCGGGTCGGCTCGCAACAGCTTAGGACCTTCGCCGCTGCCCAAAAAGTGCATAACGTACAGGTTGCGCACATTGACCGGGAAGCCGTGTTTTTTGAGTAGGGCGGCATTCTCTTCAACGTAACGGGTTGTCATCTCGCGGGAAAGGGCAGGGTCTCGTTTCAGTGCTTTAAGCTGCGCATTCGTTTTGCCGTTGGCGATGTCGGGTCGGTATTTCCGTACCATATGGAACCACGTTGAATCAATGAACTGCCCCAGCCCTTCAGCCGTGCTTTTTTTGTTTTTGATGTTTGGGTCGTTTCCTGATTCATATCCAATGATGCGGCTTACGGCATCTTGAATAGGGTTTCCTGTATCAGCCTTTGAAGAATCGGCATTAACAGGGATTTGAATCACGTCGCCCGGCTTGAAATTGGCGGTCGCATCTTCGATGACTTGGTCTTGGTATGCCTGCTCGATTTTTTGGCGGGCTTTGACAACGGTTTCGCCGTGGGCAAATGCGCCGTATTTGATGGCAAGGCGCGTCGCTTCGGCGTAATTCCCTTTGTCGATTTGGTCGTCTATGACCTGTCGGATTGCCTTGTCTGAAGCGTCCATGACTTTTTTTTGCATGGTTTCGCTGTCCCAGCCGTTGAGATTTTGAAGTCCTTTTGCCGCGCCGATGGCACGTTTTATGGCCGCGTCGCGCTCTTCATCCGAAGTGGATAGGGTGAATGAGTTTGCCGCCAAATCGATTTGACTGTTTAGCGATGTTTCCTTCCATTTTTGCCCTTCTGACAGCAAGTGTTCGCCTGTTTTATTGCGCAGGGTTTGGCGTATTGATTCAAGGCGTTGCGAGAATAAGGACTTTTGAACGTCATTTTTCAGGGTGTCTTTGATTTCGTTTGCACGCTTCATCAGGTAGCCGTCATACTCATCCACCAGCGACTGTCCGTCGGGGCGGTTTAATGCATTCTCTCCGCGCAAACTTTCATAGCCCATATCGGGATTTACGCGCAAATCCTGCTCGAACGCCTTTACCTGCGCCAAAGCGTTATCGGTCGCAAGTTCGTTCATTTCCGCAAGCATTTTCATCTGGGCGTTTACAGCCTCTTGCCCTGCTGAAAATGCCTGATTGCCTGCTCGCGTTACTTCAACGCCAGCATCAGGAAGAGATGGTGCGGTAAAGTGCGCGGATGGTGCATTGGCTACGCCTACACTAAATTCGTTTGAAATGGGTACTTTCATTATTTCCATCCGTTATTGAGGGTGTATAGGGCATGAATCGGATCGTCTGATTTTTTCTTGCTTTGGAATGCCCCTTGTTTCTTCAAGGTGTACCAGCTTTGCGCAACCTGAGACGCGCCGTTTAGGAGGGTGGTGGTGGCGGAAAGAAGAGGCGAGGTACCTTTCTGCTGCGCACGCGCAAAAAGTGCGTCGTTTTGATGCTGTACGCCTTGCAAACGATACCCCCACGCTTCGGCGATGGCGTTCTGCTCGATTTGGCTTTTATCCACTTCCTTCATTAATTCCGTGTCTGCCAAAAGCTCTACGGCGTTTTCGCTAGATAAGTCCACGCCATTTGCTGCTAGTGCTACACGTTGGGAACTTTTCAGACGACCTGACTTTATTCCAAGTGCGGCTATCTGTTTATCTCGTTGCAAGAAAACGTTTTGCGCTTGTCGTTCGCTGTTTTTGGCATTCATTTCAGCCATGAATGCTTGTAGTTCCGCATTTCTGCGGATAGAACGGGCGGAATAAAACGCGCCCGCAACTTGACCGATTACGCCGATTCCCTGTGTAGCGAGGCCGGCATAATCGCCAAATTTATTCCAATCGATAGAAGAAGAACTCATGATTAAACCTCCTGAATTTAGGAATTTAACCATGAGTTCTTTGCTTTATATGCAGGCTTCAACCTACGGAAAATTCAGCGGCCACCGACAAAACGGTTATCGGCAATGGGTTTTCTTGCTTGACTTGCATTAATCCGTCATCGTCCCATTGTCCGCCAATGTTGATTTCAATTATGCCGGTCTTCGGACGGGTTGGATGGCTGAATACCTCTGTCGTCCGTTGCTTGTATTCATACATCTTGCCGCCGTAAATACCCGCAAGAACGGCAACAGATTCATACACCCGCAACCAAACCTTATTCAGATTCTTTGTGCGCCCCTGTCCCATCGCCGCATCAATCTGAAAGGCAAGCGGAAGTGTGGTAATGGACGCTTCTATCGGCAATCCAACGCTTATAACGGAAGCTGTGATTCCGTCGGGTAAATGAATCGTACCGTTTGATACTACAGTTTTAGGCATGACGTTTCCGTCAGCTAATACACAAACCGTCTTGCCTTCCAATATTCCAAGATTGCTGACCGTACTTACGGGATTCCCGCGATAAGTCAAACCGCCGTCCATGAAGTAATAGTCTTTCGTGGAAGTGAACCTTCTCTGTTTCATCCGTTCAACATACCGTAAATCTCTGCCATTTACATTGCGTCGAACGATGGCGTAAAGAACATCATCTTCTCCCTCAGTTACTGACGTTACACTTTCAAAATGACCGTCCGTGTCGTGCTTGTGCCATGCCCCGATACTCTGTTCGGGTAAGTATGTCAGCCCCAAAAGGGTGCCGTCAGACGACACACACCACACAATCGGGAATGGCGATTTTTGAAGGCACATATCGACGATTTTTTTGTTGTCGAATAAGTGGCTTGAACGTATGGAAATATCCCCTGTGATGTAGCCGTTTGCCTGCCAGTTGTAGGCAAGTTCACGGATATGCCCGCCTCTAGCGGCCGCATAAATCAGCGAATTATTAGCGATAACTGGCTGAACCATAGACGACCCGATGTAGGACTGCGGCGATACTGAAATTGACGATGGTGTCAGATAGTCAGTGTTCAGGGTGTTTACGTTCCATTCTGCACTTCCCGTCATGAGAATCATCTTATTGAGTGGGACGATGTGTTGAATCATGCTCGCCTCGCGCGAAGCCAGTTTGAAAGAGATTCGGTCGTCATCCTTAATCGGCAAGGAATAGCTTAGGTTGCTTTCCGTCCCGGTCTTCGTCATCCAAACTTGCAGCGGCTTTTCTTTAGTGCCAGCAAATACACGCCGCTGTTGGAAATATGAAACGGCAGACGGGAAAGAAGACTGGGTTATAACGGCTCGCTCAAATTCAATGTTCTGTGAGAAGATTTCGCCTTTCAGAATCATGTTTGGTTTTTTGTAACCATAACCGCGAGACGTTATTAATACATCCACCATTTGCCCATCTCTGATAATCGGATTCGCTGTTGCGCCTGCTCCTCCCCCCTCCTCATCTCCGATCAGGATTGAGAAGCTTTGAGACAGATTCCATTTAATTGCGGCATGGGAAATATTCCTTGTGTATTCCTCCCACTCGTCAGCGGTGCCTGTCCTTTTCCTGTAAATCTTCAGTCTGGGATTGGTGTAGCCACTTCCCGGTCTTAGAGCTTTCACACTCTTTAATTTATAATCAAAAAACGCTAACGACAAGACGGCTCCGATTCCTGTTTCGTCTTCAAGTTCAATTTTATAAGTGTAAGTTCCTTCTATTCTGTTGATGCGGGTATCAAACGGAGTCCCGGTAAATACTTCATAGTTACCAGCAGTTGAAAGCAATTTTGGATAACTGCCTCCGCTCTCGAGTATCGGGGCAACAATTTTTCCGTAATTTGGGATTGCGATCGGTTTCACACCAACAAACGAATCTATCCCGCCTTGCAAAAAGATGTTGTCGTAAATCGGCGGTGTGCTTGATGTATCCGCAGCAATATTGTCATCAATAAAGTACAGTTCGTTTGTTTGCCCGATATAACCAAAAATGCCGCTTGTGCGTTTGTAGATTTTGTAACGCCCTGCGCCGGCAACCGGTCTCCACTCAATGCGATTATGATTCCCTGTGACGAAAATGTTATTGTTGATGGTGACGATTTCAGATGTTTCGGACTCTGAATTTAGGCCATCATTACTGATTGCCGTTACGCAATACTGGGTGTCGTAATAGACTTTGTTCGGGTTTCCAGCATCTCCGCCTTTATGTGCTTGACCCGTTACTCCTTTGGGCGATTCAATCACCGCGCCAAAAGTAATAGGTTTAAATTCCCATTGCTTCGCGGATAGACGACGCAGTTCGCATGGGAGATGGTTACAATGGACAAGCGTCATCACGTCGCCTGATTGGACGTAATGAACATCGAAAATCTCATTTTCATTGTATGGGCTTGATATTTCATAGGGCTGCCCATCGTCACTCAATAACGTCGCTCCGTTGGTGTGAAAACGAAAGTATCCTACGCCCATTTCAATAGCAAAGGATTGGTCGTTTGAAAACTGGAATGGAATCAAGCGTGCTTTGGAATAATCGTTACGCGCAACATTCACAAACTCAAAGCCCGCCCGATTCTCTGCCGAACCATCGGGACGGATAACAAAGTTCCGACATTCTGAAAGCCCGTTCCGATAGTATGGGTCTTCAATACGCCCAAACATATTTGGCGAAACTTCTCCGCCGATAAAGGATTGCTGTAAAAGTCGTGTATTTGCCATTACTGTCTCGCCAATATTGCTGCCGGTGTAAATTCAATTTGTTGTGAGAATTGCCGCGCATCGTTATTTTTCGCCTGCGCAATCAGGCTTTGCACTTGTGATTCGCACATTGCCGCATACTGCGTGCCTGTATCGCTTTTAATGATTGCGCCTGCCAACATTGCCGCCAGTTTCCAAGATAGCGCAATAGTGAAAACGGGGGTGAATAGATGAGAATTTTGAACGCGCTGCGTGTAGCGAATAATCGCATTTTCAGTGTTTGCCCAAATAATTCTATGCCCGTCTGCGGTCGTCTCACGGGCGTGATTGATAGACAGGCAGTCAATATCATTAGCTGCCGATTCAGGAAATATGCTTATAATTTGCAGGCATTCCGTTGGTACCGCATAGCAGAACCGCCATTGTTTTGAATTATGTTTCAAAGTGGCGAGCGGCTCACGCCTTAATGCAAAATCCCATGCGTAGGCCTCTAACAATGTGTCGCGAGCCATCGGATAGAATCGGGCGCAATACTCCGCTTCGATTGAGTTTTCAGGCGGGTCTATGCTTGATACGTCTGCCGCTTGCCCGATATGGCTTAATGCCAAATTGCAAATATCGATTACTGAAGACATTTTTTCATCCATTAAAAAAGGGCGGTTTCCCGCCCTTGCTGTGTTTCTTTATGCTTCGTCGCTTGCTTCCAACAAGGCTTTCAGGACGTCTTTGCCTGCGTTGCCATGATAGCTAATACCACGCTCGTCTAAGAGTGCCTTAAGCTCCTCTTTTGTCAGATTGTCGTATTTACCGCCTACCGGCTCTTTGGTCTGTTCTTGCTGGTTTTCTTGGTTAACAGATTCAAACCATGATGCAGTCAGACCGTCTTCCACTTCGAAGGCATCGCCTTCTTCACGGATTTGACCGTAGAAACCGCGTTTGATAGCTACTACTTTCATTATTTTTTGCCACTCCATACTTTACGAGATTCGGGCATCGGCTCGTTGTTTTGCAAGCCGCTGACGATTGCCGCATTGATTTTGCCTGCTGTCATTGAACCTGTGACGACGTAATAGGCACGGATATATCGGCGGTGTTTTGCCGGTAAAGGCATGACGTATTGCGCGCCCGCTTTCAGGTCGGTTGCCGCCATGGATACGCTGGTAATGAGGTTCGTGAAGGTCGTGTTGTTTTCAGAATCTTGCAGGGCGATAATCATCGAACCGCCTGTAAATGCTTCGTTGACAGTAAATACGGCGTACAACGGAGATGGCCCATTGCCAAGATTCGGATTTTTCAAACCAAAATCAACAACGTTGGTCGAGGCGGCAGACGTGGTTACGGCTTGTTTGATGGACAGTTCCAGTAAAGAATCAATAATCATTTGTCGCTCCTTATTTCACGCGAGCTTCGGTTGACAACAGTGAATCGGTAACGCGAACCGGCACGCCCTCGCCGTCGCCGAAATGAGTTACCAATTTACCGCCAACTTCGCGCTGGGTAATGGTGTGGTTTGCGCTTGCCGCAATTTGAGCGCGCAATACACGGCGCAAATCGCGGTTCATGTAGAACGCCGGACGACCTTTCAGATTCGGAACAAGTTCCAAAGCATCAACCATCAATTCAGGCAGGTTAGGACCGGTTTTCAGTGTCTTATCCAGTTTCTTCACGTCGATGTTCGCAATGCGGACAACGTAACGCCAGTCGCGGACGCACAAGCCATTTTCCCAAACGTATTTGCTTTCGTGGGCTTCGTAGCGGTTGCCCTCGTCGTCATTGACGGTAACGATACCCATATCTTTCTTTTGCAAGCCTGCTTTTGAGCCTTTCGGGTAAATGCAATGGACGGTATCAGTACCCCATACAACCAGCCAGATAGAGGCATTGTCAGCACCCTCGCCACCGGCGTCGATGATGTTTCGACCATTTTCGGCAGACTTGTTCGAGAAGCGTGGCGCAAAACCCATGAAACGTTCAGGATTGATGTTTCCATCTTCATACCACAATGTATCAGCCATTTTCTGACCCATTGATTCGATGAACGGAGCTTCTTCTGACATCAGCCATTGGGCTGAATTTCCATTCAGGGTAAGCAATTTTTCATCAACCAAAGCGCGTGCGCCCAGTTCGCCCATCGAATCTTTCACAGAAACGACAGTTGATTTGCTGTTCGGGATACCTTTGTACAGACGACGCCATGCGGTATCAGGCAAGCCGCCGCGAACGGTAGTAGTATGTTCGGTAACGCCATTGGCTTCTACGACGACCATATCTTCCAGTTCATCATGCTTCTCGGAGAGAATCTCAACGATGTTGTGGATGATTTTGCCGTCTTGACCCAGGCGGGCGGTAACGTCTGCGAGTGTAGGATGGCGTGAGTTCAAGGTTGCCATGTTTTAACTTCCTTTCTTACGGATTAAGATTTTTGGTGTTTGGGAAAAGTGCGCGGGCGTCGCTGGTTTGCGGCGCACCTGTTGCCGATACGAAACCATCTTCGGAGATGGCTTTGCCGACACGGTAGAACAAGCGGATAACTTCGGGATTGTTCCCAAGTCGGCTTTCGTTCAGCAATGTTTTCAGTTCAGGTGTAGCGAACTTTTCCATTGCCTTTGCAGCAACCGCCATATTTTCGTTCAGTTTGTCTCCGCCAAATTCAGCGTCTGCGCGTGAAGCTGCCTCCCATTCTGCGCTTGCTTTTTCAACGGCTTTAATTTGTTGTTGCGCCAAATGCGGGGCAATTTTGCCCAAGATGATGTCAGCCTTTTCTTGAGACAATCCCGCTTCTTTGGCGGCTTCGGCGTAAATATCGATGGTTTCTTGGTCGTACTCCATGCCTTCGGGGGCTTTGAAGTCGTACTTTTCGGGAACTTCAGATTCGGGGGTTGCTTCTTGTTTACCCTGATCGCCCTCGTTGTTTTCGGGCGGCGGGGTGTCGCCTTGATTGCCAGCGGCGCCCAGTAAAGTTTCTTCAGGCTGGTTTTGTGGCTCCGCGCCCGGTGTTTCGTTGTTTACTTCGCCTTGATTTTCTTCAATGCTCATCTTCACTTTCCTTGGTTAAAATTAAATGGAAATTTTTTGTCTGCTCAATAAGAGTTAGTAAGCGCAACCCTAGATTACGTCGCCCCTCCTTAAATGCTGCGATGGTGGGCGTTTCGCTAAACGTTGACCGCCACACGCCAGCATCTTCAAGCAGGTTTCTGACGATACGTCGCCCGCGCTTATCTGACATCAGCCATTCAAAATCTTCACTTTGTTGCTTGAGTAGCAACTCGTCATTTTTTTTCTTGGCTTCCAGTTCATCAAAATCAACGTGATTCATTTTATATATTCCACTCCCGATTATATGCAGGGCTTATTCTGATAATCCTTGCGCCTGCGCTAATGCTTGCGCGATGTTTGCCCCCTGTTCCGCTTGTTGTAACTGACTGGCTTCTGCCTGCTGCTGCGCACGCTGTTCACGAATCGCAACCACATCATCAGGATTTGTCAGTATGCGCGGGTCAATGCCAAGCGAATCTGCGTATATCTCAGCCCACTTATCGCCATTCAGATTGTCTAAAACATCGGGCTTAATTTGCGCTACAGAAGCAATCGCGCCGACAAAGCGGTCTATGCTGTTCACGCCGATTGCTCGTTGCGCCTGCGCCAAAATAGAAACGAGAACGACGTTTATATCTTGGTCGGCAATGGCGTCAGGCGGCGGCGGTAAAACGCCGGCATTAACCATTGCGGAAAAAGTGATTTCAATTAGCGGGTCGATAAGTTCATTTTGTAGGCGCTCCAGCACTGGACCTAACATCAGCATTTTTTCTTCGTGCCGCTCTGCAACCTCTGTGGCAGTCATATTTTGAGATTGCTGGGATACCATCAAAAACAGGTCGGCATAGAAAGCGGATTGAATCCGTTGCCGAACGTCGTTGATATCGGCAAGCAGCGGGTTTAAATCCAAGTTGACATTAAATGCTGACCGTATTGATTCACCCTGTTCATCGCCGTTGTGGTACAGGATTCCGCCCGGTAAGAAACCAGCCGACTGCCCTTTCATACTCGTCGGCGCAATGATTGGCGGGTTGACTGCATAATCAATCCCGCGCAATTTCATACGCTGATTGAATTGCAACTGCTTGACATCGCCCAATGCGGTCATAGCCGGACTGTTGCCATAGACGTTGTTGTCGCTAATACCCCATCGCGGGCAGACTGCGGGGAATTTTAGGAAGCCGGATTCACGAAGAACCTTCCCGTCCTCTGCGCCAACTTCAAGATATACCGACTTATACGGCATATTTTTCGAATCTTTCCGACTTGGGTCTCGTTCTCGGCGCGGTTCGATGGCGTGAATGATTTTGACTTTTTGGTCGTACTTCTTGCTTTCATACATATTTCGCGTCGATTCGCTGACGTTCTCAATGCCAAATTCTTCAACCGTTTCGACAACGCTTTTTTCAAACTCTCGGTAAATCGTATCAACTTCACCGCGCCAGTTAGTTGCAACCGCATATTCTCCGATTGTTAGCGGGTAGCATCGGATCACGTCTTGGTAGTCGGGTAATATAATGCATGCCACCGTTCCAAATGCCGCCAATTCTTGATACATGGAATGAAGCGAGCCGTAAACATTGCTACGCTGGAACACAGACAGCATCATGTTTTCAACTTTAGCCAGCCACTCTTTGACTTCGTGATATTGATTCATCTCGTCGTCGTGCATGGCTAGTTTGAACCACGGACGGGACGGCGACGTAAGGCCGCCCATCAGCCCAGCGGATAAAATATCCAGTGCGCGGATTGGGGTGTTGTCGTAAATCTTGTTGTGTTTCTTCCCGCCGCTATTGGAATCGCCATCAAGGAATCGCCCATTTCTCGGTAAGATGTTTTCTGATATTTCCCGCCAATGGTTCATCCAAGACGAACGCTCCGTCTTTAAATATTCCCATCGGCGGTAAATATTTCTGCGTTGGTCTTCCATTTTTTAAGCGCCCAGTAAAGTTTGCTTACCAAGTTTCAGGCTGTTTGGGTCAATACCTCCCACTCCTGTGAGCATGGTTGAGCCTGTGCCTGCTGCATCTTGCTGTTGCTTACTCAAAACAGACTGCGCGTCAGTTTGTTTTTGATTGGCGCGGTTGGTGTCAATATCGGCCTGAGCTTGGGCTTTCTTGGCATTTTCTTTTGCTTGGTTGGCTGAATTGCGGTTTGCCGCGTCTTGTTTGTTGCCCTGATAAATCGAGGCGCCGACGCCTACTGCGCTGACAATGAGCGTGGCGATTGGTATAGCTGCTGGCATATTACAAACCTTTCTGAAATATGATTTCTTCTTGATGAAATTGGAGCCGCTCCAGTAATTTCGCAAAATTACTGTTCGGCTTTGCGTGATACAGGACTTTTTTTGCGCCCGCCGCCTTTGCCGCCAACTCAAATTCGCGCATCAGTTTCAAACCTGATCGCCCTGTACGGTGTGCAGGATGAATGAAAAGCAGGTCATGTTGTGCGATTAATTGGTCGTAATGCGGATGACGGGAAAGGAAGCCTGATACATACCCGACAATCTCACCATCTGACACGGCGGCAAAAGCTATAATCAGGTTCTGCGCCTCCAGTGTTTGATAGGTTTGGATGTCTAGTTCAGGCGGTCTGTCGGAAAATTCCGATTCTGTCTCACGCCAATGTAACGCCGACAGTTTGCGCGTTTCGTCGAAATGTTCGGATATTTTTACCGGCACGATTTCAATCATAAAAAAATCCCATTAATGAATAATGGGATTGTATTTCTTGGGGTGGTAATTATATGCAGACTTAGTGTATTTGATTGGTTATTAAAATAGCAGAAAGCCGCCTAATGGTTAGGCGGCTTGCGTTGATGGAAATAACTTGTATGGGGAGATTGTTGTTAGGGTAGGTTTTAGCAGATTGTCCCGTCACTGTCCCTGTATGTGATAACTATATGATTTATTTAATAATAATGGTGCGGTCTTGCTGTAAATGCCTTCAAGACATACGGCTATGCGGTCGGAGGTGTCTTTGTCCGTATATTTCCGCAACACTTCGAGGGCTGCGACGGCTCTTTTCAGGCGTGAACGGGTTTCGTGCCAAACCGTCCACATCGTAACCGCCTGTTTGTTGCCAAGCTGTTTGAGCGGCGCGGAGATGTCTTTGCCCAATTCAATCATCCATGTGCCGTAATAAACCATAGCGGCAATGTCGGCTAAAGAGTTGCCGTCGATAGGCAGTTTCGGCTTGGCTTTGGGCGGTGCGTCCAACACTTCGCCCGTCAAGCCTGTGTGCAGGGTCAGCGCGTGGACGTAGGCGACGGCTTCGGGCAGCTTCTCGGCGGGGAGGTCTTCAATCGCGCCGACGTTGAAGCGTTGGTGTATCATACTGTACGCGGAGGAGTAGTCTATGCCTTTTCGTCCGACAAGCGCGGCAACGGCTTGGCGCAATCCGGTACGGTCGTCGGCGGTGGTTTTGGCGGACTTGATGCCGTCTGAAATTTTGCCGTTAAGTAAAGTTTCTTCCAATACATCCAGCACCCAACGGCGGAACTCTTTGGCCACTTTGGTTCGTGCCAACATGCCGAGCAGGTGGCAGCCGCGCAGGCTGAATACACGCACCTGCTGTTTGCCGCCTGCTGTGGGCAGTTCGATGACTTGGGTCATGCTGTCGGTAAATTCGTCGGCGTTACGGTCATAAAGTTTTGCCATATCTGATGATGGATTTTTATAACCTAAGGCACTTCCAATCTGGAAGCTCCTTAACCAAGGCTGGCCGTGGATGTCGGTAATATCAAAATCGACGTTGTGAAAAGACAAAGAGAAATTAGTGTTCATGATGGTTTCCTAGTTTAGTTTCGAAATGCCCGGAATGGGCGGTCGGGAGGTTCGAAAACCTACTAGAAAAGGCCGTGCTTATTCCCTGCCGAAGCAGGTATTGTATTCACAACCCTCCCGACCATAGGAAACCTTTATCGAAGCAAAACACCAAGGAAACTATGGACGTAAAAAATTCACGCTGACGGGGTGAATGCCGTTCTAGTAGAGGTTTTCGACGCCTCGTGAGTGGGAATATAAAACAAACCCCCTGCGAATGCAAGGGGGTGTCTTCACGAATTTATCTTAATTACATACACTCAGATAAACTTTTTCTACCATAGATTCTGGCGAGATGGGGGTATATTGGATTTGATATGGTGCATGGTGCAATGAATAAACTAACCCATATCGACTATGATTAGCGATTAAATCTTTTATACCGTATTGTCTAGTTTGGCAAATGATGGAAAATTGTATTTTTACTTCATCAAAAGTGCGGCGCCTAGAGCCGAGACTTTCGGTTACCTCTTTATCATAAGCCACTTTTACCCAAGCGCTTTGTTGTGGCACTACAGTTTCTGTATCAATGAAGAAATATTTTGCGACACCATTTTGTGAAACCATCATAAGATATTGCCACCGGCCAAACCTGCCCTTTACTGATTCAACCCTCATAACAGCATCATCAAACTCATCCGCATAAGCAACGGTTCCGACTAAACAAAATAATAATGAAATCAATAGTTTTTTCATCATTCCATCCTCAATCCGAATAAACCCGTTTCACTTCCTTAGACAGCATCAAGTACAGCGCCCATCCAATCCCCCATGTGATATTAAACGCATTGCCGGTCAAGCCACCGACACCGGCAATTATCCCCAGTAAGAGGATTGTTGCCAGCACCGACGAACGCTTAAAGCGATACCCGAGCAGCCACACCGGCACAGCAGAGGCAACAATCGACAACAGCGACAGAAATAACGCTATGAACCACTCTGTCCCACCGGTTGTCAGTTGAGCGATGCCGATAACGGTATAGACAATGGCGATTAAAGCATGGATAACCGTAATTGCTAGAAACACATTCAGCGGCGTAGGGATACGTTTGCTCATTAATTTATCTCCTTTACATAATCCAACACTCCGCCATCATACCCCAAGTCCAACAAAAAAGGCAGCCTGCGCCGCCCTTTATTCCTACTCCGCCTAAGCATAGCCGCTGAATGCATCCATCACATCCGCATTGCCGGCGGCCTGGCTGACTTTCTGCATCGCCTCCGCTGCCTGGTTGGCCACTTCCATTTGCTGCTGTGCCTGTGCCTGCTGCGCCTGCTGTTCGCGTACCGCCTGCACCTGCTCTTCCGGCAACATGATGGATTGATCCACGCCCAAGGCCGAAGCATACACATCCGTCAGCCGGTCGGCATCAATCTTGTCCAGCACCTCCGGCTTGAACTGCGCCACGCCGCCCACGGTCGAAATGAAGCGGTCGATGCTGACGGCGTGTCAGTCATCAATGCCGCCATTGCCGACAGCAATTAAACCGCCTGCCGACCTTGTGCAGCCATGCCCGAACCTGCCTAAACTTGAGGGCGGAGCCGGAGCGGAAATTCTGCCGTGGTCGTTACAAGTCATTGGCTTGTACAATGACTGCAAGGCGCGCCATAAGGCGTTGTCTGATACTCTTCGATAAAACAAAGGCCGTCTGATTAAATCAGATGGCCTGTTTCTTTTGTCCCAAAACCGTCCCAATACGTTTTAAGTGATTGATTTATTTATTGTTAATGGTGCGGACGGAGAGACTCGAACTCTCACACCTCGCGGCGCCAGAACCTAAATCTGGTGCGTCTACCAATTTCGCCACGTCCGCACTAATTTGAATCGTGGATTATACACAAGATTAATGGAGGCGCAAAGTCTTGTTTGCTTGAATTTTTCGGTTTATCCCTTATATAATGGTTTATTCCGGCCGTCTGAAAGCAGGGTTTGTTTTCAGACGGCCTCAACTTTACTATTGGTGAGGAAGGGCAGATGCCTGCTTTATTGATTAAAGATTTTTTGCAGACGCAAGGTTTGAAGTTGCCTGCGGATGAGATACATGTTGCTTATTTGACCGCTCAGGCTGTGATTAAAATGGGCAATGCTTCGGTTGAGCGTTCGATTTTGTGGCCGTCTGAAGACGGTTGGCAGTTGGCAGATTATGTTGATGCCGAACATGAATTGTTGCTGAAACAGATTTTTATGGCTTTGGATTCGGTTGCCGAACGCACTAAGCATTTGAAAAGCGCGGCGGTTTATACAGCCTTCCCGAAAGATGGTGCGTTGTCGCTGGTTCGACTGAGCCGTTGGGGCGTGCCGTTGGAAAATGTGATTCCAATCGATGAGCAGGCCGGACAGGCTTTTTTGGCTGTGCGTACGGCGCAAAGCGGTTGGATGAATGTTTGTCAGAATGTGGCGTATTGGCAGGAAATTGGTGAATTGTCGGCCGAACGCAATCATCCCGGTTTGAGTCAGATTTCTGTTCCTGTCTGTATGCCCAGCGGTGCGGTTTTGGGTGTAGTGTATGCTGAGTTTGATGTTAAAGACGGTGCGCCTGACGAAGTATTGGTGGCTTGGATTGCCCTTGCCTTGGCTCTGTCGGATTCTTTGAAAAATCTGTTGGGTGTGGCTGAAAACGAGGAAGCGGAAAATGAGTAATGCCTTGAAGTTTGTCGCGTCATGCCGTTTGCCTACGGAATGGGGTGAATTTACCATGCACGGCTTTGAAGAAGAGGGCGGTCAGGAACATGTCGCATTGACAATGGGCGATGTTTCAGACGGCCTGCCTGTGTTGTCGCGTATTCATTCCGAGTGCTTGACTGGCGATGCTTTATTTTCGGTGAAATGTGATTGCGGCCCTCAGTTGCAAGCGGCGATGCAGGCCGTTCAGAAAGAAGGGCGTGGCGTTATCGTATATTTGCGCCAAGAAGGCAGGGGCATTGGTTTGATAAACAAAATCCGTGCTTATCGTCTGCAAGATCAGGGCTTGGATACGGTCGAGGCCAATGTTGCACTCGGCCTTCCTGTTGATGCGCGCGACTTCACTTTAGCCAAGCAGATTTATGATTATCTGCATATTCGTGAAGTCAAGTTGTTGACCAATAATCCTGAAAAAATCCAAACGTTGAAAGATTCCGGCATTAACGTGGTCGAACGGATTGCATTACATGTCGGCGAAAATGTGGAAAATGAACGTTATCTGCATACTAAAGCGGATAAATTGGGACATTTGATTTTTGATTGATAGATAGGCATAACGGTGTTTTTTCGGTTAAATAAAATATTCTACATTCTTTCAATGGGATATATTTTTATTTAAATAAAAACCTTGCGCGTGGTCTGATTTTTTGATTTAATGTCGGCTTATCGGGTGATTAGCTCAGTTGGTAGAGCGTCTGCCTTACAAGCAGAATGTCGGCGGTTCGACTCCGTCATCACCCACCAAGTTTCCTTTCATTGTCTTTGACAGTGGATGCGCGGTGGTAGCTCAGTTGGTTAGAGTACCGGCCTGTCACGCCGGGGGTCGCGGGTTCGAGCCCCGTCCGCCGCGCCATTATTTAAAAAGTACTGATTATGTCAGTGCTTTTTTATTTGTCTTAAAGATACAATTAAGCTGCAAAAATAGAAACAGGTAAGTAACGGGGTATTGAAATACTGTTTAACCTTAAATTCTGATGATTTTAAAAAAGGCCGTCTGAAACTTTTAAAGTTTCAGACGGCCTTTAGTCTATTGAAACAGATTAAATATCCAATTCTGCCGTATCGCCTTCTTTTTCCATCCATGCGCGGCGGGCGGCGGCTTCGCCTTTGCCCATCAGTTTGACGAAGATGTCGCGTGTTTCGTCATCTGCGCCTTCGGGGATTTGTACCTGCAACAGGCGGCGGGTGTCGGGGTGCATGGTGGTGTCTTTGAGCTGGTCGGGGTTCATCTCGCCCAAGCCTTTGAAACGGCTGATGGAATAAGCAGTTTCTTTAACGCCTTCTTTTTGCAGTCGCTCCAAAATGCTATCGAGTTCGTTTTGGTCGAGGGCGTAGAATTTGCGGGCAGGTTTGTTTTTGCCTTGTGCGTTGACGTCGACGCGGAACAGCGGCGGCTGGGCGACGTAGATGTGTCCGTCGGCGACCAGTTTCGGGAAGTGGCGGTAGAACAGGGTCAACAGCAAGACTTGAATATGCGAGCCGTCCACGTCGGCATCGGACAGGATGGCGATTTTGCCGTAGCGCAGGCCGCTTAAATCGGGATTGTCGTTGATGCCGTGCGGATCAACGCCGATGGCGACGGAAATGTCGTGGATTTCGGCGTTGCCGAAGAGCTGGTCGGGGTGGACTTCAAAGCTGTTGAGCACTTTGCCGCGCAGGGGCAGGATGGCTTGTGTGGCTTTGTCGCGGGCGAGTTTGGCGGAGCCGCCGGCGGAATCGCCTTCGACGAGGAAGAGTTCGTTTTCGCGGATGTCTTCGCTTTCGCAGTCGGTCAGTTTGC